GTTCTAAAATTTCTTTACTAATATTTCTACCTGTTGCCTCTTCCATACCTTCTGTTCCAGGTGATGAGTTTACCTCAATCATAAATGGTGGTTCTTTTGTTCTATTTTTTGAAGGTATAAAATCTACAGCAGTCCATAAACCATTTACTGCTTTAGAGGCCTTAATACATTCTTCTATTTCTAATTCTGTTAATTTTAATTCTTCTGGTTTTGAACCTTGTGATACATTACTTCTAAAATCACCTTTGATTACAGGTCGTTTCATTGTTGCAAGAACTTTGCCACCTAAAACTAATACTCTAACATCATAGTCTGTCTTAATATATTCTTGTACTAATAAATCAGAATCTTCATCTTGTTTATTGATTAACTGTACAATAGAATCTAGTCCTATTTTTGATTCAATAAATAAGACACCCACACCTTTTGACCCTCGTAATGTTTTTAGAATTATAGGAAAGTCTGTGTCTAAGTTTTCAAATGCTTTTAAGGCATTTTCTTTATCTGTTATTAGTGCAGATTTGGGTTGTCTTAAACCGAAGTCTGCAAGTTTAATAGATGTTCTGTATTTGTCTGTACATATTTCTATACTGTTACGACTGTTTACACAACATACTTTATCTTTTTCAAACATAGATACAATATCCATCCAACTGTCTCTACGAACAACTGAACCTCTAAATATTGCAATAGTATTTTTATCAACTACAAAACCTTTTTTATCATCTTTGTTATGAAATCTACGAACACCGTCCTCATTGGTAGTATAACCACCAGTAAGTTTGAAGAGGTAAAACGGATAGTTTAACTTCTTACATTCTTCTTGTAGTCTATCGGCAGTATGAAATTCTTTTGCATTATCTGGCTCATCTGTAATGATAAGCAGACGCAAAAACTTTTTATCGCCTGTAGCTTCTTCTAAGTAATTTTTAAACGGTTGTACTTGCACTTTTACTATCTTCTGGTTTTTTGCCTATGTTATATTTAGCAACTAAAGTCCATTCATTTTTCTCTTTAAATGGTAAAACTTTAATTTGACTTAACGGGGCTTTGTTTTCTACTAAGGTTGGTTGTACAACCTCAATTAAATTCCAATCTTGTAGTAATAATGCTATTGTATTTCTTCTTTGAATATCATTTAAAGATAAACTAGAGTTCTTACCATCTAAGGCAAACAACTCTTTAAAGTGTGTTATGTAATACTTACCTTGTTTATGTAAGATATGACAACTCTGAAATAGAGTTTTATCTTTACGACTTGCAACACCAATTCTTGTTAAAGTTTCTCTGACTTTCAAGAAATCATCTGGTTGTTTTATAGTAACCTCTAGCATATCGCTAGGCGACCATTTTATTGTATCTTCACTCATTTTTTTCTCCCACCTTTTTTCAGGCCAATTTTTATAAATTCAATTTGGTCATCTGAAAGTAGGTTAAGAGCTTCTTTTGCTTTCTGATTACTATAGCCATAATACTCTTTTATTACTTCAAGGTCTTTGACTTTCTTTTGTGAAAGCCACTTCCCACCAAATCGCTTCTTCTTTCGGATACTATTTATAAAATAGTGAAATTGCATCCGTTTTGGTAGGAAATGTAATCCGTTCATCTCGTTACTATGCATAATGGTATCATAGAACATAGACAAACATCTGTTAATAATAAATGTAGGATACTTTTTCTCCCACACCTTGTCCTCTGTGTCTAACAATGGTTGTTTGGTTTCATTGATAGCTTTAAGATAGTCTTTCAATTCATACATGATAGACCTCTATTTAAACTTACAATTAGCCATAATCTCCGTCAAACACGCAACCATATTAATCTCTTGGTCTGCCACAAAAGCAGACTTGTACTGGTAACCAGCAATGATTAATATTGATTGAGGTATAGAAGACGCTTCTAAAGCAACATACATTAGTTCGTATATGGTAGTAAACAATGATGATGGTTCTTTATCAAGATTGTTAATAACCCATTTACGCATGTCATTAAATCTTTTTTCTTTTAAGACTTTGACAAGTTCTTTTGTATTTGCCTCTGATAAACTAAACAAGATACCACTATCAATCTTACCTCTAACAGAATATCTTTGAAGTTCATTGATAGTCCGTCTGAAATCAGGATAGTATTTTTGTATTAGTTCAGCCAATACTTTATTATCATATTCAACTTGCTCACCATCAAGGACTTTACCAAGTCTTTTTAATAATGCCTGTGCTGTCTTGACTTTTTGTCCGTTCTTGATAGCAAAGTCGATTACGGTACATCTACTATGCAAAGCAGGTAAAATCTTGTTCTTGTAATTACAAGTAAAGATAAATCTACAGTTTTTGTAAAATGTTTCAATGAAGTTACGCAAAGCAGGTTGTACTGATTCGGCATTCATATAGTCTGCCTCATCAATAATCACCACTTTATGATTAGATTGTTCAGTTAATGATACAGTAGAAGCAAAGTTCTTAATCTTGTTTCTTAGTGTATCAATCTGACGGCCTTCATCTGAACCGTTGATAATAATATAATCTGCACCAAGTTCCTCACACAATGCACGAGCAACTGTAGTCTTACCAGTACCGGCAGTACCAGATAATAACAGATTAGGTATTTCTTTTTGTTTTAGGAATTCAGTAAATGTATTCTTAATGTCTTCACTTAATATACACTCACTAATTTTCTTTGGCCGATATTTCTCGACCCATAGGTATTCTGACATGATATAATCCTCACTTGTTTCATAATTTAAAATTCACTATCTGGTTCAATAGCAATCCAATATTGTATTGGTTTGTTTCTATTGATAAAGTGAGATATCTTTTGTGAAGATATGGCAACATCATAATCATCTCTAATCATTTTAAAGTTCTCAGTTTTAAAATAAGCCTTAAAGGTCTTATCTGTTTCGCCGATAACAAATGAATAGTCATTTGATGATGGTGTTTTCTTATCAGTTGCAACTA